CCTCGGAACCTGTTTGGAGGGCATTTCCAAAATAGGAGTCTCCTAACTTTTTGATTTTGAATGACTTACAAAAACTGCGTAACTCGCTGAAAATCAACGACAAGACTTGTGTAAATCGCATTTTTTCTTTTGCCTTTTTTGTGTAAAAACTTGCGTAAGTGATCATCGTTGTTTCGTCTTTTTGGTCAAATTTAGCCACTCTTTAAGCCTTTTCGAGCTCACCACCAGCCTCAAGATAGGCATCAACGATTGGCTTTGCTTCTTGAAGGAACTGTTCCTTTTGGCTTAAAGACCAAGCCTTTACGTTCTTACGTGCGAGCCATTGCCTAGCCTTGACTATATAGGCGTGCCACGCTTGCTCGGCCTTGGGGTTGCTGGTCTCGATGGGGTCGGGGAGTAAGCCAGTCCAAAGGGCTAGTTGCTTGAGGCCACTAGGGCTAGGGGCTTGAAGGGAGGGGCGAGATTTGGCTACTCGCTCATACCGCCTAGCTTGCTCACCGTTTATTTGGGCGTGGGTCTGGATGGCCTCTACGTCTAAGCCCTCTTGGCGAGCCGATAGCAAAATATCGCCAGCGTCTGCGGCTAGTCCGATGGCTTGTCCCATCTGCTCGATGGCATTTTCCTTGGCCTTGTCCAGTAGCCTTATAGTTTTAAGCAGTTCCATTCCGACTTGTTTTTCACTCATTTTTGGGATGTCCTTTTTGGGGTTATGCGTAAGCCTCGGCCAACTCCTCGGCCTCAACTTCTGCGGGTGGTTCGATCTCTCGAAATCTATGATGGGCAAAGCCTCGCTCCGGGTGGGGTGGGGTAGTTGAGCAGGGGTTTTCTAGCCCCTCTAAATAGACCACAACTTCCCCTGCCTCTCCGTTCAGCGCCACCCCTATGCCTATGCCCCTTATTGTGTACTGCCTATCCTTTATGGGTAGGGCGTTGTAGTAGGCGATGATGTCGGGTGGGAATCGGTCATCCACACACACTACTTTCGACCCAGTTGTCATTGTCTTTGTCCCTTAAAAACAAGAGGGCGAGTGTTATAAGATTCATGGCAAAATGAGCACACAAACATTTTGCAATGATGTTCAGAGCTCTCCTCTGACCCTATTCTCAACCTCTCTTGAAATATGTTCACCGTTTTTTCCCTCGCTTTTTAATGCCTTTTTGCCACGCTTCTGAGTTCCATTTTGGGCATTCCTCCCGCCTCTTTTTGTGCACCCTCAAGGCTCGCTCCTTGTAAATCTGCCTTACTCTTTCGCTTCGCTGAATCCGCAGGACTAACCCGGTGCGTTGGCTCAACTCCGTAAGCCGTGCCGATATGGCGGCTCTGGTATAGGGCTTTCCAGTTGATGGGTTGATGTAACGCTTGGCTATGGCTGTTAGGCTGTCTGGGCTTCGGTTGCTGGCTAGGGCTAGTAGGGCTTCGTCCAAGGTATCATCCCGCCTATGCCTCAACATCTGTGAATCGCCTTCGTGCTTTATTGTTTGCTCCACAACCTCTGCCGTGAGCTTGGCTAATTGGTCGAGGTCGATGGCTGGGTTCATCGCCTTCATTTTTGCCAGCCGTTCCTTTACCCGATCTTCTAGGGTGTCGATATGGTCTGCCATATTTGGCGTATAGCTTGCCAAGATGCTGTCGGCTGGGTCTTGGCCTTGGTGGTTCATTGGATTTCTACGAGTGCTGTCCGTCCAACCCTTGCCAACTCCCGCTTTGCTTGCCGTTCCGTTGCGTAAAATAGGTCGATAACTGGGAGCTTTGTTTTGCCCGATGCCTTCCGTGAGATAACCGCCGTGCCGGTGTCGTGAGCGTGGTATGCCTTGCCCTCGATGAGCAGGGTCGTTCCGTATGGGATAATTTTGGGGTCTACTGCACAAGATTTGCCAGAAACCAACCGTTTTCCAGTTGAGCTTTTCCACCCGAACTCGTCCTCGCCCAACCAGTAGGCCGTGATTCTGGCCTTGATTGTTTTCTTGGCTGGTGGCTTTGGGGTTTCGATGAGGATGTTCGCCCCCTGCACCGAGGTTAATATCGTGATGGCTAGGATGATGAGTGCTTTTTTCATCGTTAAGAAGTGGAGTCGCTCGCATAGGTGCTGATAGCGTCTCGATGGGGATTCATCCCCTTTGGTTCTTTTGCCTTCTGCGTTGTCAATCGTGGTCTTGAGCTTGTCGATCTGTTCCTCGATTGCCTTTGCCTCCATCTTGTTAATCTTCACGCTTCACCTCCGTCCAATGGCATCGCTTGTTTGGTCTTTTGATCTTGCCCCTGCCCTCTAAATATCGTAGGTGGTACTGGATTGCTCCGTGGGTTTTCTTCAGCACTTCGGCAATCGTGCAAGTGGGGATTTCGTTTGTAATCAAAGTGAACACGGCATCCCTCAACATATCGATGGTAGCTTGGTTTCGGGTCGTGGCGTAAAGTTTTTCCAGTTCCTTACCGGGGTAGCGGTCAGAAAGTATGCCATTGGCCTTTGCCTCTGCGGTTACATAGGATTCGTTCATTGAGTTTTCAAGCTACTTTGAGTTTTGATTGAGGCAAGGGGTGGTTTTGGGTTATTCTTTCTCAATTATCCACCCAACAAATTCACCCATTCTAAAGAACTCTGTGGCTTGCCCTATTTCGCTTGGACATACTGGCCTTTGAACTCCGCAAAGACTCAAGTCTTTTTTGATTATCTCCTCTGGTTTTGCACCAGCAAGCATCTTCCAGTTCATAGTCATTCGCCTAATTACAGAGCCAGCGTAACCATCTCTAGGATTGACCTTTTCAACCATTATGATTGCTCCGCCTTTGTTCATTCGTTGGATAAGTTGCCTTAAAAATCCCTGCCTCTTGGATACCGGAAGGAACATAAAAGTAAGAAAGAATATCGCCACATCGAATCCTTCGTATGCTACATCTAAAGCATTAGACGCTATCATTGTTCCGTGGCCTCGGTACTTTGCTACCATCTGCCAGCTCTCTTCTATGGCTATGAGCCGTCCACCCCTTTCTCTTATTAGAGAGTCTAAAGCTAGAGAGATATTACCAGTTGATGCCCCTATGTCATAAACTGTGCCACCTTCTGAAAGGTAGTTTCTTGCAATAAATTCAACTGCTTTGGTTGCCAGTTCGTACCAAGGCAACTGCTCTCGGATGTGAGAATCAAATCCCTTTGCTATCTTTTTGTTTTTGAACGACCAAGATTTAATACCATTCATATCCAAACTTCCTTCCTATTGCTTCAATGACTGGAACTGTAACAGTTCTCCCGCATCGTTCGTAGCGTTCCGAGTCTTGGGTTTCTTTTAGACTACCATCGTCCATAAGCATATGTTTCGTGAAATCGTCTGGAAAGCCTTGGAGACGCTCGCATTCCTTTGGAGTCAATTTCCTTATTTTGAATCCATCTAATGACACGCCCATTTTATTTTGGGGGCTTGCATCTAGCCCCCATATGTAATCGCTTTCTCTATTTCTTTCCGTCATATTGGATTTGGTGTGTGCCATATAATGAATAAAGACCGCACCCCTGCCTTGGTTATTCTGAATCCCCTTCCAATAATGTCCGTCTATTGTTGGGAATACATTAACCATTTTGGGGTCTCTTCCAGTAACAAATGGAACATTGTTACCGCCAGTTCCCATATGAGCTAAAAGAGTTGGGGATATTCCGTCAGAGAATTTTCTGAATTTGTTTTCTCTTCTAATGAATTGGAGGAACTCTGCTCCGCAGGTTTTTTCTCTATCATTTTTTTCGCCTGACTGTCCGATAGGAAATACTTTGGGTCTGGGTTTTCCTCTAACACTTGCGATAAGGAATACCCTTTCTCGGTGCTGTGGGACTCCGAAATTTTGGCTGTCAAGAAGTTCCCATTGAGAGTCATACCCCATCCCATCCAAGACTTCGAGTATGATTCCAAAGGTTCTTCCGTTGTCGTGGTTGAGGAGTCCTTTAACATTTTCAAAAAATATGTATGGGATTCCTTTATCCCTAGCCAATCTAAACATTTCAAAAGCAAGAGTCCCTCTTGTGTCCTCCAAAGAGAAACCCGCCCTTTTCCCTGCAATCGAAAAAGTGGCACAAGGAAATCCGCCACAAATGAAATCTGCCTCTGGTATGTCCTCGGCTCGAATAGTTCTGATGTCTCTTCCGTCTGGTTTGTCTCCGAATTGTTTTGCATATATTCTCCTTGGTTTTTCGAGCCACTCGTTAGCCCAGACACATTGATGTCCAGTCCGTTCTAGGCCAAGCCTAAAACCACCTATGCCAGCGAATAACTCTATGAACTTCACAAATAATACTCCGCTACACTTTTCCCGCTGTTCGTCTTGATGGTTCGCTTCTGCACATCATAACCAGCCTTCCGCAAGTCACACACTCGGCTTGCCAGTCGGAAGCACTTGAACCACTCCAACGCTTCCAGAGCCGTTAGTGTTCGGCCAGATTGCAAGTGGGCTAGGATTCTGGCGTTCTGGTCGTGGCCTTCCGTCTTTACTGGGTGTGTTGTCCTCATAAAAGGCAACTCAAACTGCTCTGTTTCAACCATCGCAATCATCGTGAGCCTCCTTTCGCTTTCCTAACAATGAAGTTACGGCTCTTGGCGAACATAATTGTTGTTCTATGAACTCCCCAAGCCTTCGCAAGCTCGCTCATCGACATCCCGCTTTCTAGTTGGTGCTTCCAGAGCGTCCATCGCTTCTTAACAGTCGAATACTCACGATTTCGCCTTGCCCCAGCCTTTCCATAGGTCGGAACAAGCTCTTTTGGGATGTCGAGGGGGGTAGTTACCCCTAAAACGAACTTCTCAAGCCCTTGTGAGGCCAATTCTGCTCGATTTTGTGCCATTGTAGAAGTGAGTGTGGTCACCATTTGCTCAAATTCACGCAATTTGTCCTCGCACATCTTCACCCGGTGGATTGTTGCCGCTAGAACTAGCTCTTGTGGGTGGGCAATCACGGACACCCCGCTTCTACCCACTCTCCGTGAGTGCTAAAGCCAGCTAATTTATAGGTTGGAGGGGATTCGCACCCCGATTTGATTGGTTTCTTCATTGGTTGGTTGTTTCCTTTTGGTTGTTGGTTGCTCCTACGCTGACAATTTCTGGCACACGCTTGCCAATCTTTAACTGGTGCTTTGCCTCCGACCCTCCATCCGTTGCTCTGGTAGTAATCAAAAGCCGACTCTGCATCCGTCTGCCTCCACCCAATCTCTTTAGCAAAGGCAATCCATTCAGCGAGCGTGGGGCGTAAGCCCTCTCTCTCTTTCTTGTTATTGGTCTTACTATTATTGTTACTATTACTATTACTATTATTATATACAATAGATGGTTCATCTTTGGTGCATAGATGGTTCATAGATGGTGCATCTATGGTACATCTATGGGTCATCCTTCGTGCATATCCAGCCGATCTTTCCTCCATCTTTGCCAATCCAGAGGCTACTCCTCCGTGATAGATTGCCCCATCCTTTAGCTCATAAACCCCTGCAACCTCAAGCTCTTGCAGTAAAGGCTTGGCATCTTGCCCAACCATTCTGCTAATCTGTTCTGGGGTTGGGGCGTTTCCGTTGATGGTTAGCTTACCGCCGGCGTTGGCCTTATACATAAGGCATACCAAGTGAATCCATAGCCCTTTAGAGGCAAGACTCACCAAGGCCAGCTTTTCGTTTGAAAGCCATCGGTTAGGTTCAAAGGGAAACCAGAAGCTATCCCTCCTCATTTCTTTTTGTCCTCCATATCACGCTTCTGGTATTTCTTTGCCCTATCTAATAGCTCTTTAGTGATACGATGTGAGTAGTCGAGGTGACTGATAATGTCTTTGTAATTCTCACGCTTGGCGTGATCAAAGTCCTTGAACAATTCCTTCAGCCTCTTTGATACGATTGCGTGGAACTCGTCCACCAGTTTTAATCTTTTAACGCTCATTTCTTTTTAATCCTTTCTACAATGTCTTTTCCTAAATCCCATAATACTCCGCTCACAAACAGAATGGTTAGATAGAGAGACAAGCACCCTAAACCTATTAGGAACAAGTCCCACAAAAGTTTCACGATGGACAAAAGGAAAGTTACCATTTGGGTGCTTTCGGCCAGCTTGCCCAAAGCCGAACATCGTTCTCACTATGTCCCCAGCTTCGAGACACAAACGAGCCATCAACGAAACGACCGACAGCCACTTCACCGCCAATATCCATAAGCACTTTTTCATCGTTCTTTGGTTTCTCCTCTGGTGTTTTCCATTCAAGCATTGACCACTTGACCCTTGGAACATCAACATCAACGCTCATCCGTAAGCCTCCGAATGGCTACGACAACCTCATTGAGAATGTCTTGGATAACTTGATCTTCTGTTCCATCGGCTAGTTTCTGGACAAGTTCGGCACACCTCTCCCTTTCAAGAGAGGCGGCCTTGCTCATCGCATCGTTAATGATGTCTTGGAGTTGGTCAGAATGGGATTTCGTCATTGGGATTTCCTTTCCCTATGGCATCTGCTTCCGCAAGAATCTCTGCTATGATCTCGTTGCGAATGATGTCGTTCTTGTAGGGCTTGCCATCTGCTCCCGGTTTGAGGTCTTGCTTGGACAACCACTCAAGGTAATCCAATCCTTTATTTCCAAAGGCGGCGATCTGCCGTAGCGTTGAGCCTTTGTGCTTGCCGAACTTCAACTCCATATCCCTCGGCTCTCCACCATTGGTCTTGACCGCAACTCCGTTCAGCTTGGCCGTGATGTCTGCTAGGTCTGCCTTACTGATTGAGTCAGACTTAACCTTATCTAGCTTTACTGGCTTCGGTGCTTCCTCGTATTTGTTAAGGTTGATGTCCTCGAACCCGCCGTGTGGAATCTCCTCTGCCGGGGTCGTACTCAATTTAGAATCGATTAGCACAACGATATGTGCGAATGCTGAACGACAAGCCCTGCTAATTGCTCTGGTCTGAACCATAGCCCTCTTCGCATAGGTTGGCCGCTCAAACCACATCTTTTCGTCATCACCCAAGAACCCCTCGGCACTTGAGATTACTTGGCCGTTGTCCATTCGCTTCACTTCACCGATGCAACGATAGCCATCTTCGAGACGCTCAACATCTCTTGCCGATGCAACGCATCCATGAGCGACTGCGATTGCTTGCCAGCCTTCGACACGGACATAATCCTTTTGGCCGATGCGTTGGCAAGTTTCTTTGACTATGGCTCGACAAGCCCCAGCCACATCGGTCGCTTGGCGAATGTGGGTTGAGACTCCGTTGCCGTTCTGAATTACTAATTGGTTATCACTCATTATTTCATTCTCCTTATTGGTTGTTGGTTGTAGTCGTAGTCACCCAGCGACTCACGATCTTCTCTGCTTCCTCTGACTGGCAAATTCAAACTTCTAAAGTCATTCCGCTGGTCGAACTCGGTATCTGGAAAAGCCCCAAACACTCTTACTACCCACTCATCAGTAGTTTCATTTGGTAATTTTTTATTGGCTGGTTCTTCATACCAGAATGTGGGCAATCCTTCACTCATTTGCTTGTCCTTTCGTTTATGGTTTTAATTATTGGGGAAAGCCACTTGGTGCTTATATCGTGGGATGGCACACGGAAAACTAGAATGCCCATTGATGCGGCAAGATTGTATTTTTCCATATCGTTCAAAAATCCGGATGGATTCGTATGGCGGCCACGCACCCAAATCCCGCCCTCCAATTCTACGGCGATGCCAGAGGTTAAGAAGTCTACATAGTAATCAAATCGAAACCTTCTGCCCTCCGCAAACTTATGCTCCTTCTTTAGCTCCCCGCCCCCAAGACTCTTCCAAAGAAGTTCAAACTTGGCAGATGGGGTGAGCTTCACTTTAGTTTCTCCCAACCCAATTCTTGCTAGGTAAAACTAGCTCTGGTTGCTTTGGCTGGTTGCCTTCAGCTACGATCTTGTCCATCTTTTCTAGCTCGGCGGCCACATACAAATAGAACTGCCTTCGCTCGTAGTTCTGCTGGTCGATGTGCTTTGCAAAAAGCCTTACCCCTTGCAGAATCAGAAGGCCAAAGAAAGCTACTAGGAAAATAATCACCATCGAATCCTCTGTTTCTGCCAAGCGGGTGAGCAGTAGTTGGGGTTGGTGATGAACGGATATTTACCATCGTCCAGAGCCTTCATCACAAAGCCTTCCCAGATTACTTCACCAGCCTTATTGTTTTGAAAGTTCATCTCTTCCCAGATTGCATTGATCTTATGGTGGGCAAGGCGAACAAAGCGGAGGAGCTTGTTGGGTTGCACATCAAAGGTCACGGCCTCCAAGTGTTCGATCTCCTTCATCCTCTCGGCGTAGGGCTTGGGGTTGGCGGGGTCGAAGGCATCCATCACTACGATTGTACCTTTGCCAGTCTTGGTTCTCTGCCCCATTATTTCACAATGAACAAAGCGAGATTTGATGCCAGCACCAATGATTCTCTCTGCCATTAGATTGTGATTGGATGCGAACTTGCCGTGGCGGTTGTAGCCCTGCTTTGTCTCTTGGTCGAACCAGCCAGCCCAACCATTCAGTTTGCCCTCAATCGATGTGCCTATGGCAAATTCTTTGTGCGATGCTGGAACGGCTGAAGCTACTGGCCTTGCTGGGAGTGGGAAGGATGTCATTGTTTGTTTATAGAGGATTTCTATGGGTTGTGTAAAGACTTATTTTAGGAGTTGCTCAACTATGAAAATGGTTGAGCCAGCACCTACGATTAGGCCGATGATGTATGCGATTAGGATTTTATTCATTTGGTTTGGTTTCCTTTCTGGGTTGGGGTTAAGCTTTGCTCCAATATCCATAGACACACCGATTGCCGTTGCGTGTGGAATCGTAGGTGTCGTTAATTACTCCATCAATTACTGCAACATAATGGCGAGACACAGCACAAATGATTTTACCCATTGGCAATTCTTCTTTGCGTAAATGAACTTTGCATCCTTGCCCAACAAACATTGTTGGCGTCCACCTCCATCCAAGTTTATTCATAAACTTTTTGAAGTCTTTGGATTTTGTTTGGATTCCGCTTCTGGCAGAGCAAGTGCCAGAGGTGCTTTCGTTTATATCTGCAAGTGTCTCGTATGCCTCTTTGTAAGGAATCTCGCAAGCGATTGCGACTGCTCTTGCCACACAATCACGAGCTAGACCTTTATATCCAGCCAAGGCACGACCACCGTCATTGTATTGGAAGCCATCTTGTACCGTGGCTACTTCGGTCTGTGTTGTTGTTTCTTGCATACCCACACTCTATCACACCTCCACAACTTGTCAAGGGTTTATTTAAGATTATTTGTAAGTCCCTATAAATAGGCTACTTGTGAGGTAGCATTTTGTAGGCTTTTATCCATCTAAAGAATGTGTTTCCCCTTTTATTTGTAATCACAACCTTAATTTTCGTAACCTCCAATTTCTTTTTTTCTAGGAGTTCACGAAGGATGCGATCAATGGAACTGGATTTTTTCCCACTCAATTCCATTATCTCTTCACGAGTCTTGAATCCTTCTGGTCGTGGAGGGCATTCTTTATTTCGGATGTGTTCTTCGAGAAGTTTCTGCCAAGGATTTCGTGGGGATTTCATTAGAAGGATTTTATGTTTGTGGGTAGGTGGAACTTGTTGCCTCGTTGTCGTGCTTGAAAAACATCGTGGGTCTTATCGGGGTAGATCATACCAAAAGCCCAGCCGTGTTGCCAGCGTAGTCTCCGAAGTTGGCCTCTATTGTATTCGGGGGTTTTGTTGCATAGGCATCCAATGTTGTACCCGGTGCGAGGGTCGATGGAGACGCTACGAAAATAATCAATGGCATGAGTGTGTCCAAAGATAACATCTCCGTAAGCGTCTGCGTGTTGCTTCCCGCTGTGCATAGCGTGGCCGTATCCGTGGACGAAGGATAGGTTGCCGCACTTATAGATACCCCCAACTGAATCGTAAGGGAACATCCTCGCCTTGGTGTCCTTCATTATCTGCTCAATGTTTTCAATCCCATCATTAGCATAGTCCCTTGCCAATCCACTTCGGCTGTTCCTAGCCATATCAAAAATCCGCTCATCGTGGTTGCCCCTTAAAAAGATTCTCTCATCCCCGAACTTAAAGAACTCTCGAATGAACTCCTCCCCACAATCCCAATCCTTCTGAAGGCTCGATGCTTGCTCCTCATCCCCCGCCCCCTTTCTGATCGCCCTAAAATCCCAGAGGTCACCGATGCAAACGACTAGATCGGGTTGATATTCTTTTGTGAAAGCGAGCAGAGCTTTTACCGATGGGGCATCTTGTTCATCGCCGTGGATATCGCCACAAGCAACGAACTTAATTGGCTTCATAGGGGAGGTTTAGTTTGTCCAGTTAGAGTTGTGTAAATAAGATTGCAACACTCTCTAGCACGAGGGTTTGTCAATGTTTCATCCGTGCATCCATCCCTTGCTAATTCCAAAACTATATGCATTTGTGAGCGAAGCGTGAGCAGATAGGTTAGCTGATCAGTTGCTTCCTCAATCGCATTCTCAACAAGCCTCACCGCCGGCATCTCCCAAAGTTTTGTCCCGCCGTGTTCCTCGACTCCTCGCTTATATTTTTTATCCATCGACTCTACCGCCGCCATTTGCAAAGTCGTTAAATGCAGTTCGTGTTTTTGTGTAAAATGCTTTTTGGGTTTCTCCACTACCTTTTCTGATGTCATCCTTTTATCTGCTAGACCACGGACGCTTACTGACTAGAGAAACTTTTTGATTATTCACCTCTTGCTTTTGTGGAGACACCAACTCCCTCCACCCAGAAATGTTTGCGTCCTCTAAATGTGGTTGCTCCCAGTCGAGGTGTCGGAGCTGGTGCTTCTCTGCAATCTTCTGGCAAATGGAATAGGTCTGGTCATCCTCCCAAGAGGCCACTAAATCACCGCTAGGGGTTCGGGCTAGGGGTACATAGTCTATTGCGTGAGACCCTACGCCAAGGTCAATGTGGAGCGATTGTGGGGGTATTCCACGAGCGTTTGTTACTTTCCTCCCTGCCTTTGTCCGTCCTTGGGCGTATAACTCCTCTTGCTCTTGAGGGGTTCTGGTTGAGCAGTATATTAAAACTGGAATTTTTTTGCTCATCAACTCCGAGTACCAAGCCCCCACCCTCTTGCCAAAACTAGGCTCGCACTTTTCTATATGTCCCCTTGACCTTTCCACCGCATCCCGAATCGTCATTGGTCAAGCCTCTTTCGGAGTCGTTCATTCTCCTCCACGAGTCGAGAAATCGTTTTGAGTGCTTGCCCAAAAAGCTGTCTGTATTCGTCTGGGGTTGCCTTGGTTCTGTCGAGCTTGTCCCACCGCATAATATAATCCGTAATCGAATCTTGGTTCGGGACTTCGCCAAGGTCGTAAGGGCGGGTGGTTACACACCCGCAAATCAAACTACCTACGATGAATCCAAGAATCGACTTCCGAATCACGGAGACGGCGGTTGTAAGCAATTTCTTCATCGTCTCTTTCCTTGCGAGTCTTTGCACGATTTTTAGTCCACCAAGCGATGATTCCAATTACACCAGCAAGCGAGGCGAGAATAGCCTCCCACATTGTTACTTCCTAGAGAAGCGACTCAAGAACGAAACTACCTTGGTCAATGTGGCCTCCGGCTCGTCACCGGGAATCAAAGAGGCAACGGCAATCACGGCAGAGAGTAGGGCAACCAACGCACCCAACCAAGCGAAGACATCTTGAGACTGAACGAACGTTAAGATTTGTTGCATACCTTATGAGGGTGTCAAGGGTTCGCTGTCCCATTTACCAATCGGGCATTTGCTGATTGCTAATCTGGTCTTTACTGGCATAAAACATTTGCACTTTTTACAAAAGTTACCAATAAAAAATTCACATTTTCTGCATAAATCTAACCTATTTTTCCTAGAGGTTTCTTTAGCCAAAATGTGAACTGTAGATTTTACGAGGCCACGACAACAACTCATAAAGATCAATCTGAATAAGGCCAAAATTCAACCGCTGTAATTGAGCCACTTCCGCTACCCGGATTTTCCCCCTCGCCAGTACCGAAACCGCCAGCTTGAAGCACCGTCGTTAAATCTCCGATGGTTATTGTTATGGGAAGAATAAAGTCTGGAGAACCTTGGCCTGTAAAGGGGAAAAGTAACTGACCAAATTCGATATAGTCAGAAAAGAAATCCCAAGAATAACTTGTAATGCTGAAAGTTGCATTTGTGAGAGCATTAAAAATACCCGGCGGTGGTTCTGGAATATCAAATTCCCAAGTTTTTGATCCATTATCACAAACGAGTTGTTCTTCTGCGGTTATCGGGATTCCGAAGTCTGGCGAAGTTACGCTGAATGTTTGATTTACTGTCTTTGTGACGAGATTTGTTGCACCCGGATATACAAACCCAAAGGACACCTGCCAGCTTTTTACTTTCCAATAGGCGGCCATCGCCATTTCAAGAGAGAGCCCTCCCCAGCCCTCTATTGAGTCACAAGGTGCATTTTCCGTAAGTGGAAAATATCCCGGAAATAAAACTTTGCCCATAGGATTTCTTTACTGCTATCAACCCTGCGTTAATAACCGATAACTGTGATTCGGTAGGTGGCTGTGGCTGGCGTAATGTTTCCGTTGGTTGCATTCACAGCATCAATCTCCAATCCGTTAGCCGTTGTACAATGGGCTATAAATGAAAGACCATTAGGATTGCTTGCTGGCAATCCAAGTAAAACTATGTCGTTAATTTGGCATCCAGTAACTACAACGCTTACAGAATTTGTTGAGTTTGAATTTACTTGTCCAAAATAAATTGAGGCTGTTGTGGTGAGCGTTTTAGAAGAAAGCGGGAACACACCGAAAGTGCTCGTGTTGTTATTTACAAGTAGCCCAGTTTGATGAAGGGCTGAAACCACATTAACCGCTGTGGGCTGGGTGTATGAAACAAGCCCAAGGTTTGTTAGGCCAGAGACGATATTTGTTCCAGATGGTTGAGCTGTAACAGTTGCCCCATAGAATCCAATGTTACCAGATAATTGCAGGCCAGCACCAAAGCTAACAACTGTAGAGCCAGCCGCATTGACTAGCGTTCGACCACCATAATTTACGGCTGTAACACCAGACGATGATTTAAGCGATCTATTAGACGCATTAACATTTGTGGAAGAATCGGCAATAAACAAGGAGTCGCATTGAGCCGCTGTGTAATACGAGGCTTGGCTTGCTGGCACGGAAGCACCAGTTAGAATCAAGTCCTTGTTGATCGTTGTCGCATATTGAAGAAGTGTTTTTGTTTGGCCACTCTCCGTCATTTCAATCTCAAGAGTGGGGGTGATAGTATCTGTTCCAGCCTCATTAAACAACTCCTCAATCTCACTTGTGGACATTGTGACTGTGGCTATGTACCAGCTATATACTTGCACCCCAGAAGAATCCAAGGTGAGGGCAGTAGATACATTCTGAAGGCCGAGCGCATTAACAAAGGAGATAATTAGACCACGCTTTGAGTCGCTCTGAACAGAGATATTGTTACTACCAATTCCAGTAATTGCGGAAAGGGCGGTCGTGACATTTGCCGCTGTTTGGTTATATTCAATCCCGACTGAATAGCCTCCATAGGCTAATGAATAAGAGCCACCATAGACATCGTTGCCTATCGATAGTGCATAGGTTTCGTTGGTTGTCGACGAGCCGTCTTGTATTTTCGTTAGTGAGATGCCATCGCCAGAGACGGAGGAAAAAGAATCTGCAAATACCGCCGGGCTACGTCCAAGAGAAATTATTTGCTGGGCAAAAACAGATGCGGTAGGGGCACGGCGGGTGTTGATCTGAATTGCCGAGGTTGGGAAGAGCGTAAATGAAAGCCCCCCAAAAGATAGGGCGGTGTTGGCTGTGGCCGCAGTAATAATCCAAGAACCTTCGGTAGAGCCATAGGTGGTTACCGTAACATTGCCAGCAATCGCAGATACAGCGTTTAGCACTTGTGCCGTTGTTGCGTTAAATGAGATTGCATTGGATGTTCCAGTTGTTGTAGTTAGCTTGAATTGGCCGTCTGTGGGGATTGAGTCAATGTTTCCTATGCCCAATGAGAACGATGGACTAGAAAGATTTGCGTCTGTATATGAGCCATCTTCGTTACGTTCAAGTACACGGATTCGGAAGGGGTAGACATCGTTTCTTGTAAATGCTGGCAAAGCCCCAGCAGGGGCAGAACCACCTAAAACTAGGCCACTAGATTTGTTTAGAAGAATGTCAATGTTTGATGCCATATTGATTAGTCCTTGTTAAACTCCAAAAGATTCGAGGTCGGGAGGAGGCCCATATACATCAATCGTATCTGGAACTCCATTAGAGCAGACATTCAGGGTGATGATTTTAAGCTCTGGCACTTCGGCAGTTATTTTGTGCCCATCATCTACCGGCTCAACTTTTATACGCTCTCCGGCAATCGGAACAATAGACTCAATTCGCCTTACTATCTTTCTAAATTGATTCCCAGATATTGCCATAGGCTTATCCGGGAACATATCTAGCTTTGGCTCTCTTGGCATAAATTATCCAATTTTGGGGAAATTATAACGAACTACTTCTGCTTGTTGTCCCCCAATAATGCCGTGATCAATCGCAGACCCAGCCTCAGAAAATGTAAGAGTTACTAAAAGCAGGCTTCCTCTTTTTTCTGTTGAGATTGTTTTGCAAACATAACCATAATAAAAACCATCTACACCTAGTTGAAAATTATTCGAAATAATTATATTACTGAATCTATGCGGCAATCGTGCCGGAACTGGAAGCGATACCCCCCGAAAGGTTAATGGCATTAAAGATGCAAAATTTTGTGCAAAAACCTCTTGCTGTCCATCTGCTCCCCCATTTGCAAGAAACTTTATTTCAATGCCTTGACCTACTCCAGCTATTCCATATCCAGCAATATCCGCAGAAGCACCTGTAATTTTAGGAGGAGTTCCAAATAGCCCGAATATCAATGGCCCGCCAGAAATTAAGCAGACTCTTGGTGGATTTGATTCTATACTATTTTTAGTTCCAATAGTATTGACCGTAAGCCTTGTTAGCCCTCCAGCCATATTTTCGTTTTCCACAGTATCCACGACATATACACTATATGCCGAACCCGAGGTCGGGATCTTTGAAAAAGAACTTCCAGTCCAAGTTTCGATACCAGTAAATACATCATCTTTCTTAATGTCATATTTAGGTAGGTCTGATGTTTTTATTGTGTATTCATACGAAAGGTAATCAAAGCCATACTCATCAGTTTGGCTTGTTTTGCTATTGAGAATTGGGAATGTGCCGACTATATTTGTTGCCATATTATTTTACATATGCGTATGTTCGCATTTCTTCTAGGTTCTTGGATAATAGATCGTGAATATCTCCAATCCCCCTCTCTTTCTTTAACTTGTCCACCTCTCCCTTTTGCTTATCAATTTCTTTTTGATTTCTTTTGAGATCACCAGTTGCCTTGTCTTTGTCCTTTTGAGTTGAATCCTCAAATCTTTTTTTTGCTTCCTCTCTTTTCGCTTGTTCTACTCGTCTCTGCTTCTCATTCTGGATTTCGCTTTTTGATACACGAGGGTCTAAACCCTCAAGTGTTTTTTGTATATACAAATCCTCGGCTATCCCTTGATCGTATCTCTCTGCTTGTCTATTTATCTCGTTTTGATATGCACGCTCTCCAGCCCTATTGATACCAATTTCAGAAGATGTTTGTCTTTGTCCCGGCCCACGCAATGAACCACCAATACCTGCCGTCATAGTCGATAGCTCGCCCTGCCTTAGTGTTTGATTTTGTTTTGCTTTTAATACGGCATCTTCTAGCTCAGCCCTTTTAGCTATTAGATCATTTAATTTTGTTTCTGCTTCCTCAAGTTTTTTGACTTGCTCCAACACTTGCTTGTCTCGCTCTAGCTTTTCAAAGAATGCCTTGCTTTCTGCCTCCGTCTTTCTATTCCGGCTATCAATCTCAAGCTGAAACTCATCCATCGCATTTTTTCTGCGTATATCTGTTGCCTCTCTTTCCTTTGCCGTTCTTTCTTCTATTCCCTTATCTATGATTGCATTCGTTTCTCTAACCTTTATTCCAGCACTTTCTTCTTGAAATATGCGATATGCCTCTGCATCTGTAAATGTTTGGGCAAGCTTGCTTCGCTTTACATACTCTTCATTTACCTTTGCGATTGCGAGTTGTTGTTTATCAAGGCCAGAAAGGTGTTGAGCATTTGCATTTTCGCTTGCTATTCCTTCTGCCAATTTTACATCTCTGAGCCTTTGAGAAGTTCCGACAAGTTCTTCCATTGCATCTCTAGCACCAGTTGCCCCAGCAATAAAGTTTTGAAATGGGCTTCTGTCTAGGTCTTGAATCTTTTTATTTGTAGAATCTAATAAGGCATCTATTTGGCTAACTTGACTTCTTGCTTCTGCAAGACTCATGGCTTGACCAGCTTTCTCTATATCATCGAATGCTTTCTGGGCTGTGGTTGCTACGGCCTTAACATCCTCCCCCATTCGATTGATCTGGTCTGTGAAAATTTTAATACCGCCAACCGCAAACGCCCCCATAAGAGACCTACCCACAATAGTTGAAAGACTATTCGCCGCAGAGGCGGCAACATCTGACGCATCCCTTGCTTCTGCTAGGCTACGGCTAAAGCTTGTAAATGCTTGCCTTGCCTTTTGTCCGCTTACATTAAGGCCATCAATAGCGGTTTTTGTTCCAGCTATTGCCTTATCTGCCCCAGAGTTATCACCCCTAACTCGAAGCATTAGCTCTTGTGTTGCGTCTGCCATATTACAATCCTATTTTGTCACTTTCCTCTTTATTCTTCCTTGCAAGATAAACATTCATATCTTTCATAACTTTATCAACAGCCATTTGTAATCCCGGCATACCAACCTTTGCCGCACCAGATATAGCCCTTTTTCTTACTGGATAATACTTTGTGTCTAGATCGCCGGCACGATTAAATATGATGCCTTCCATTTGGCTTTTTTGGCTGTCAGCAAGCGTCCCGCCCCCAAGTCGTTGAATTGATTTTTCGCTATAATCGCCCCGCACTAGATTGGGTCGTTTCCCAAAAACAGCCGCCGCCGCTGCCCATCCGTTCCTAATATAATTAACTGATCGCTTTCTTCCAGCAACAAGCCTTCTGGCAAGTGCCCCAATCGTACCGGGCTTTGTACCCATTCCCAATCCGCCAAGACCAAGCTTTGTTTTTCCCAATGTTGGGAGTCCTCTATTTTTCAAGAGCCAATTAACTAGCTTATATGTTCCAGCATAGCTTACTGATTTTGCCTTATAGCCAACCGCAAATTCCCCTATCTTACGCTTCTTAATCTTTCCAGATTTTGTAAGACCAAATGGCTTAAATACCTTCTTAGTCACAACCTTGCCCTCAACCCTTTGTAGCTCGCTTGCAATCTGTGCGGTAGTTGTTCGATAGGTTGTTCCAATAGCTGTAACTGCAACATCCCCAAGTTTGCTATTAATAACATCGGCCATATTTTTTTTTGACGCTTGCTGGTATTGTTGCAATTTATGAAAAAACTTGGCTTGGTTTAGAAGGTTAATTTCTATCATATAAAAATCTTTATGTTAAATCTCAATCCCCATCAGACTTGCTATCTCTTGCTTTTCTGATGAAGATGTTGATGTTTCTCTCATTAGCCTAACGCCACTCTCGTATAAGTAGGTGTGAGTGCCTTGGTTAAGAATTGCCATTGGAATGTTCCATAACATATATTCCAAGCTCCAACCAGTCTTTTCTGCCAGCGTGAAAAAGTTGTAAGCCGTCCAAGCTGGCGTTACTCGTTTCCCAGCGTAGTTCCTTCGCCACTTTGAACAACCGACACCATAGCCTTACTGGCCTCATCAATGATTGAGGAAACGATGTTTGTGGCTAGTTCACGATCTTCTGAGGTTTTATCTGCTACCCAGTCCAACACCTTTTCTCTGAAAGCATCCTTATCCCAAGCCAACTTAATCGCCTCTTTCCTATTCTTGGCTAATAGAATATGCAAGTAGAGGAAAGACCAGATAAAATACACGGAAGAATCTTGTTGGTCTTTACATTGAATCATTAAAAGCCTTGAGCCTTCGGTATATTCAGCTAGGGGTTGCCCCTTGTAGTCCCTGCTAGGGCGTACAAAGGTTGCATTCAATTCGTCGTCTAGGATGTCACTCATATTATATTGCCTTTAGAATGGCCTTCTTTAGCTCTGGTTTGGCGTTTAATGGGACTAGGAGCGTCTGCCCCCCCCTCTTTATGATCTGGATTGGCTCGGCCTTTGTTTTAACCAATCCCAGAAGCGTCTCTCTGTTTTCTAGTGCGGCTCGAACATATCTGATAGGAGACTCAACATCGCAAGTCATATCAGACCATTTGCATTCCATCTGCTTCTTAGCCTCTGCACCAGTACCTCCATTGAACCAAAATGTTACTTGCCTAGTTCCGTTCTCCAAAATGATATGCGTTACCGGGTCGCTTTGTCTAAGTGTTCCACCAAAGGCGGCTACGCACGATGCAACTTTTAAGTTTGTCGTTCCCCAGTATGAAGTGCCTTCCATAAGTTTAGGATTTAATTAGAGGATTAGAACCTCTATTAACTTACGTTCGGGTATCCAGTAGCCGAGATGTCGACTGTGACGAATCCAGTATTCGTCTTATTGAGGGCAATGGAGTCGATTCGGCAAGTTCCAACCGTAGTAGCGTTGGCAAGAGTCGCATAAGCACCGCCAACTGTGAGAGCACCCAATCCAGTAACAGCTACTGAGATAGAATAAGCCGTGGTTGGGTTATAGTATGCTACACCAGTAATATCTCCAGAGGCAGAGCGAGCCTCCACCTTCTCGATATTACGAGTCTCTGAGAAGCTCTGAACAAGTCCAATGGTCTCCGCTGTTAGGCCGAAAGTAAGATTAGCTTGGCCGATAGTCGTGGCTGGCATTAGATTGAAACCTCAAGAAAATTGTTAATCATAGTTCTACTTTAAGGGTGTCAAATTATCGTGGGAACACTCTGACCTTGATTAGCTCCCATATTGTAGAGAATACCGCCCCCGACACTAGAGCAACTAGCCAGAGCTTTGTTTTGATAGTGTGGGCATCCCTTTCTAGGGTGTCTACCTTGCCGTTCATCCTCCCAGTCCATTCGGCTATTTCGCTAGTGTGACGCTCTAAAACCGCAATCAGATTAACCTGCCTCTCTTCTATTCTTGCCAATCTCTCCCTCAAGTCTGCAACTTGGTCTGCACTCATAGCGTAGCTTGCTCCGCACCGGGGGCAATCCTAACCATTCGCTCGCCCTTGTCGTTATAGAATATCTCTATATAGCCCTCGGCCTCCAAGAACTTTAGGCTTGCCATAAAATCCCGCCAACTAGGGGTGTTGGTATCTTCCGTGGCACTCATTCGCTTTTCGTTCTCCCTGCTTCAGAAGCCGCACCCATCTCCCCATAATCTGGCAGGGCGTTGTTATCCGAACGCTTCTTTGGCGAGCAGGAGCAGAATAGGAGGGCGATGAGGAGGAGGGGCATTTTAGGCTAGTGCGGATGCGATTGCATTTATTAGAGTTGTCACCCTTGTGTCTAAATTTGGAATAGAAAGGCTTTTCCCAATTGAGTAGAAAGAAAGTCTAGCTGATGTTGGACTACCACCAATACCAGAAGCAAACACGCCATATAATTGATTAGATGGCGTGCCAGATGCCGTTGTTTGGCTTAAATCAGAAATTGTCCCGCCAGATGATGTTTGTCTTGAAATAAAACTAGTTGCACCATCCCTTGATATTGCTTGGAATCCAAGCGGAGCTAGAGTAACAGTTCTATTATTTGTGGTTGTTCTGTTTCTAAATATAGTGTTAGTTGTTGTTGAGTGTGCAATTAATAAAAAATTCCCTAATGCAGTACTATTTCCAACCAATACACCACTTGCATCTGTCTGACTTGCTGAAACATAACAAGAAATATGCGAGTTGTTTTGAGGAAAATTTGTTGTGTCGTTGTTGTTGTATCCAGTAGCAAGATATTTATTTGAATCGTTCCCAAGCAACCCAAGCGTCCTGCTGTAATCACCAGCTACAAAGTTATTGTTTGTTGGTGCATTTCCAACCAGAGGAGTAATTGCCCCTGCTACCGTTCTCGCCCCAGCCATAATGCAAGAGGTTACAAGTGAAGTCCAAATTCCGTCTTGCTTGCATCCTAGAACAAATTGGTTGATTGCGGTTCTAACCCTTGACTCAAGTCGTTGGCCGTCTGCTGTCTCAACCCGATTGATGTAGTCTAGTGCGTCTGGGTCAAATCCCTCTGCAAAGAATCCTCTTTCATTAAGGATTCCGCTAGTGGCAAAAAAGCCCACTTACGCCTCCAAGATTGTATAGCAAGATGCAGTTACGCTGGACAATAAATTAACAGCACCAGTAGGAATGTAACTACCCTCGAAGGTAAGGCCAGCCCCTGCAAATAGCTGGATGCCTTGCGTTGTGGTTGGAGTGAAACCAATTCCAACCGTGATTACATTTGAGGCAGTAGTTATATTTTGAATTAAAAGATATTTGCGATTTGCGTTAGTTACTGCCGATGTTGCAAAAGCCGTGTTTGCGGTAGTTACAGAGCCAAATCGAGTTGTTAAAGAGCCGTTAGATGAGTTAGCTGTGACCGTGCCAGAGATGGGGAGGGGTTTATTGTCAGCAACAAGCTGAAATTCACCACTTATTGAATCAGCATAACCAATTTGAATCCCGTAAATAGGTAAATTTCCCGCACCATCGCTTACGCCTTCGCCAAAATTAAAAAATGGAACATTCGCCGTAACCGTCCCGCTAATAGCAGGGAGCGAGCCGATGGTGACGGAGTTTCCAACTGTGACGGAGGAGATGCTGATGGGGACAGTCCCGCTGATGGATGCGGTCACGCTTCCGATTTGCGAAGTCCCTGCTCCAATCGTTACCGTTCCACCGCCAATAGTCACTACTCCGATGCGGTTTGTGCCAGCGGGTACAGCTGATACTAGGGTTGCGATTGTATAGAGCGACCCATCTTCTGTCACATCAAAGGGAGTTGGCACATAATTTGAGCCATCATACCATAGACCGCCAGCCGTCACCGTGCCAGCAATCGTCTGTGTTCCAGTTGGGTTAGCTGTGACTGTTCCAGCAATTGTAACTGTGTTCCCGATTGTGACTGACGCAATCGATACTGGCTGTGTATAAACAGAACCATCGACACGCAACGCCCCAACAGAAGAAACGTGAACTATATTCCCGGTTGTAGATGTCCCAGTATGCCCACCAATTTTAATAAAACTACCAGATGCAGAAAGTCCTTCAGTTGCAACAGTAGATTGCAAGAGGCCGAGATTGCCAACACAGACCGTGCTACCACTTATTGCACTACTAATGTTTGTAATCGCTTGAGTTCCAAGGCTTACAACGCTATGGGCTACGATATGCTCTCCCCCAGTTACTACTGAAGAAAGTGTGGTTGCTGACTGATTTCCGTCTAATACTGCTAGTGCCATATTCTCATCCTCCTTGTTAAATCGTGCCAAGATAAAAGCTGTTTAAGAAATCCGAGAAGTCATAATTTCTCGTTCCGTCAGCCGTTGGGTCTGGGGTTACTATAAATGAAAGAGTAAGCCCCCTCTGCCAAGCCCTTTTGTCGGCTCGGATTGTGGGGGTTTGGGTTGTGATTCTACCCATAAATATCTTCAAATCAGTAACTTTATCTTGAACCTTCTCCTTTAATGTGTTGTTGTTTGCATATAGAGTGGAAAAGATGCTATAATAATTGTCATCGAATATGGCTTGGGTAGTTCGTGTGGCTGAATCTGAATAGTTGAGTTCTACACTAATCTCAAACACGCCAGAATATGGTATGATTTGCTGACTACCAATAGAGGCTTTAATGGTTGCGTAGGGGAATAATCTTAATCCCCTCCTATTTGCTATACACACATTAAGCCCCGAAATTGGCGTTAATAGGCTCGCCAAGGCATCTTCTATCTTGAACTGGGGGCTAATCATATACTTGTGCAGGAAATGTCTAGGGAGATTGTTTTCGCCCAAGTCCTATTTTCTGCCCTAATATCTGGTGATTCTGATGTTACATTAGCCAAGAATACCTTGAGAGTGGCCGTGGTTAGAGCACTAGCCAGATTAGGCTCTTGATACATCACTTGCAGAATCTCTTGAAATTTAGCATCGAAAGTTGATCTTGTGGTTGTGTCTGCCCTAGTTGCATAGGTGATTGTGGCTGGGCAACGAAACACGCCAGAATAGGGGATGATTTCCTCTGACCCAATAGAGGCTTGAATTACTAGGTTTGGGAGCAATCGTTGGCCTTCGGTATCGCTCTTGTAGATATTAACGCCAGAAACACCCGCTAGGGCTGTTGCCAGCCCATTCTCAATCTGACGCTCGATTGAGATCATTAGGTCGTTGGGTCAGCTATATCAATAGTGTAGCTAACTCCATCCGCACTTTGTTGATAGCCAGCAATCATCCTCTCTGCCGTTCCTACTGT